ACCGATGCAACACTGCAACTTTTTGTGCAACTTGCAATTTGTTGCAGTGTTGCGCAGCTTCAAAAAGTGCAATGCAATGCAACTCCACCCTATGGGGGAGTTGCAGTGTTGCACTGAAGCGGGGGCAATTACGTGCTGAATGAACATTTGATTACACGTTCGACCCTGGAACACCGAGCACGCGGTGAACGTGCAAAACTTTGCAAGAAAGGGCTGGTCATGCAGAAACTGGTCGCACTGAACGAAAACGGCAGGCGCATCGGCGAGAGCCACCCACGCGCCAAACTCCTGGACCATGAAGTCGATCAGGTCCTGGCACTGCTGGAGGCTGGGCTGAGCTACGCCGAGGTGGCGCTCAAGTTCGACGTCAGCAAGTCCTGCGTGGCGCACATCGCCACCGGCCGGCGTCGTGGCCAGGCCGTCGAGCGCACTGTGCGCGTGTCCGTCAACCGATAGCACCCAGCTAAATTCACACCATGAGCTCTAAACCATTCGACTGGAAACCCGCCTACCTGGCAGCACTGCGCCAGGTGCCGGTGATCAAGCACGCCTGCGAGGCGGCCGGCATTGATCGCACGACTGCCTGGCGCACCCGCGAGGCCGACGAGGCGTTCGCCGAGGCCGAGCGCGAGGCCATGGAGGAGGGGATCGACCGAGCCGAGGCCGAGGCCTTCAGGCGGGGCGTTGTGGGCTTTGAGGAGCCCGTGATCGACAAGGGCCGCGTGGCCTACCGTTACGAGCGCTACGAGGTCGAGGACATCGACGGCCACAAGGAAGAGAAGTACCGCCTGCTGCTGGACGACAACGGCCAGCCCATCCCGCTCACCGTGCGCAAGCACAGCGACGCCATGCTGGGCCTGGTGCTCAAGGGCAGGCGCAAGAAGGTCTACGCAGACCGCACCGAGCTCACTGGGCCCGAGGGCACGCCGGTGGTGGTCGATGAGACCGCCAAGGCTGCGCGTGTGGCGCAGCTGCTGGCCATCGCCCAGGCGCGCAAGGCAGACGCCGACCAGTTCGGAGACCTCGCATGATCGCCCAACTACTCGAGATCCTGCCCGTGATCGTTGTGTCCGTCGTGCTGGGCGTGTGGATCGCGCACATCCTGCACATGTGGCTCAGCCTCTTCAACCGCGACGAATGACGCCGAGCCAAGCGCGCGACCTCGAGCGCTACCTGACCCCAGCCGAGCGCGAGGAGCTCAACGCCCTGGTGCTGGCTGACCTGGCCGAGCACCGCTGGCGGCCACTGCCTGGTCCACAGACCATGGCCTACAACAGCTCGGCCGACGTGATCGGCTTTGGTGGCGCTGCCGGTGGCGGCAAGACCGACCTGGCCGTGGGCCTGTCGCTCACACAGCACTACCGCACCCAGGTGTTTCGCCGCGAGGGCCCGCAGCTCAAGGGCATCATCGACCGCCTGGCCGAGATACTGGGCAGCCGGCAGCTGATCAACGGCAACCCGCCCGTGTACCGCGACGACGACGATCGGCAGATCGAATTCAACTCGATGCCCAACCTGGGCGACGAAACCAAGTACCAGGGCCGACCCAAGGACCTGCTGGTCATCGACGAGGCGGCCAACTTCCTCGAGCAGCAGGTGCGCTTCGTCAAGGGCTGGGTGCGAACCACACGGCCTGGCCAGCGCACGCGCACGCTGCTGACCTTCAACCCGCCGACCAGCGCCGAGGGCCGGTGGGTGATCGACTTCTTCGCGCCCTGGCTGGACAAGAAGCACGCGCTGTACCCGACCGCACCGGGCGAGCTGCGCTACGTGTACGTGGACCCCGAGTCGGGCAAGGACATCTGGATCGTGGACAACGACCCACGGCCGTTCGTGCTGGTCGCTGGCCAGCGCACCTACAACTTCGACCCCGCCCGCTACCGGCCCGAGGAGATCGTGCGCCCCGAGTCGCGCACCTTCGTGCCCTCACGCATCACCGACAACCCGTTCCTGGTGTCCACTGGCTACATGGCGCAGCTGCAAGCGCTGCCCGAGCCGCTGCGCAGCCAGATGCTGCTGGGCGACTTCCAGGCGGGCATCGAGGACGACCCCTGGCAGGTGATCCCCACGCGCTGGGTCGAGATCGCACAGGAGCGCTGGAAGGAGCGCGCACGCAAGGGCGAGCTGATGAGCCTGGGCGTCGACGTGGCCCGAGGCGGCAAGGACAACACGGTCATCGCCAAGCGCTACAAGACCGAGGACACCGAGCACTGGTTCGACCGGCTGCAGATGCACGCAGGCAAGGACACGCCGAGCGGGCGCACCGTCGCCGGCCTGGTGATCGCCGAGCACCGCGACCATGCACCCATCCACCTGGACGTGATCGGCGTGGGGGCGAGCCCCTACGACGTGCTCAACGAGGCCAGCCAGCCGGTGTACGGCGTGAACGTGAGCGAGAAGGCCACGCGCTTCGACAAGTCGGGCCGGCTGTCGTTCATGAACCTGCGCAGCCAGCTGTGGTGGGTGATGCGCGAGGACCTGGACCCTGAGTGCGAGAACGGCATCTGCCTGCCGCCAGATCCTGAGCTGCTCAAGGAGCTGTGCGCCCCACGCTGGGAGCTGTCGGGCATGACCATCAAGGTCGAGTCGCGCGAGGACATCGTCAAGCGCGTGGGCCGATCGCCCGACCGTGCAAGCGCTTTGGTGCTGGCCAACATGGAGACGCCGAAGGTCCCGCATATGCGCTACCTGGACCGCGAGGCCACGCCACAGAACTCGCTGGACTACGACCCCTACGCACGCATGTGATCGCTGGGGTGTCCGTGTTCCAAAGAGCGCGCAGCACAATGCCCGCAACTCCCAGGAGACCCTCATGTGCATGTCATCGCCAGATATTCCGCCACCACCTCCACCTGTTCAGGACGTCAAGCAGCCTGACAGCGCCAACCTGGCCAACAAGTCCCGGCGCAATCGTGGCGGCATGGCCACGCCCTCGCTGCTGACCGGTCCCTCCGGTGCTGCTGCTGCGCCCACTGGTCGCGCCACGCTCCTCGGCCAGTAATGGAACAGGCGGTCAACCGACGACAACGCATCCTGGCGCGCAAGAGCGCGCTGTGGACTGAGCGCTCGAGCTGGATCACGCATTGGCGTGAGATCAGCGACTACCAGCAGCCCCGCGCCGGGCGCTTTGTCGCGTCTGACCGAAACAAGGGCGACAAGCGCGCCAACCACATCCTGGACAACACCGCCGTGTTCGGTGCTCGCACGCTGGCCGCTGGCCTGATGTCGGGCATCACGAGCCCCGCGCGTCCGTGGTTCCGCCTCGAGATCAAAGACAAGGACCTCATGGAGTCCGGCCCGGTCAAGGCCTGGCTGCACGACGTGGCGTCCCTGCTGCGCGGGATCTTTGCTGCCAGCAACACCTACCGCTCGCTGCACTCGCTGTACGAAGAGCTGGGCCTGTTCGGCACCGGCACGTCCGTGCTGCTGCCCGACTTCGACAACGTCGTCCACCACTACCCGCTGACCGTGGGCGAGTACGCCCTGGCCACCGACGCCAAGGGCAACGTCAACACGCTGGCGCGCGAGTTCCAGATGACCGTCGAGCAGATGGCCATGCAGTTCGGCAAGGAGAACCTGTCGACCACCGTGCGCAACCTGTTCGACAAGGGCTCTTACGACGCCTGGGTCGACGTGGTGCACCTGGTCGAGCCCCGCCGTGAGCGCGACGTGCGCAAGCTCGACGGCGCAAACAAGCGCTTTGCCAGCTACTACATCGAGCCCGGCCAGGACAACTTCGACAAGTTCCTGTCCGAGTCGGGCTTCAACCGATTCCCAGCCCTCGCCCCCCGCTGGGTGGTCACAGGCAACGACGTCTACGGCACCAGCCCCGGCATGGAGTGCCTGGGCGATGTGAAGCAGTTGCAGCACCAGCAGCTGCGCAAGGGCCAGGCGATTGACTACCAGGTCAACCCACCCCTGCAAGTGCCCTCCAAGTACAAGGAAGCCCACAAGGCTCGCCTGCCTGGCGGCGTGTTCTACGTCGACAGCGTTGGCCAGCAAGGCGGCGTGAAGTCGGCCTACGAGGTCAACCTGAACCTGCAGCACCTGATGCTGGACATCCAGGACGTGCGCGAGCGCATCCGCAGCGCCTACTACGCCGACCTGTTCCTGATGCTGGCCAACGACAACCGCTCTGGCATCACGGCCACCGAGGTCGCCGAGCGCCACGAAGAGAAGCTGCTGATGCTGGGCCCCGTGCTCGAGCGTCTGCACAACGAGCTGCTGTCCCCGCTGATCGACATCACGTTCGAGTACGCACGCGAGGCCGGCATCCTGCCCGAGGCTCCACCCGAGCTCGAGGGCATGGAGCTCAGCGTCGAGTTCATCAGCGTGCTGGCCCAGGCACAGCGCGCCGTCGCCACCCAGGGCATGGACCGACTGCTCGGCACCATCGGCAACATGGCCGCCATCAAGCCCGAGGTCCTGGACAAGATCGACTTCGACCAGGTGGTCGACGACTACGGCGACGCCTACGGCGTCAACCCGAAGATCATCGTGCCCGACGACACGGTCGCAGCCCTGCGCCAGCAGCGTGCTGCTGCCATGCAAGCGCAGCAGGCCGCTGCCACCGCACCGCAGGTGGTCGACTCTGCGAAGACTGCAAGCGAGATCGACACCGGCAATCTGCAGGACGTGCTCACCTCGCTGCAGGGTTACAGCAACGTAAGCCCAGCGCCGATGAGCTGACATGGCCAAACTCCGCCACGGTTCCGCGTTCCTGTACGACGACGCGACCGACGACATCGTCGGGGTGCGCGATCCAGACGGCAGCGAGTTCTTTTTTGCTCGGGCTCCGCGCTTGGGTTTGTTTTTCGACATCAGCACGCAGACCGACGGCTCTGGCGCGGTGGCCATGACGTTCGGCACCCAGGCTTTAAGTCGGGGCGTGAGCCGGGTTGACAACTCCAAGATCTACGTCGATCGCGCCGGGCTTTACGAGTTCCAGCTGTCGACGCACATCCACAACGCCGACAGTCAAGCCCACAGGTTTGAACTGTGGGGCCGGCTTAACGGTGCCGACATCCCCAACAGCCGGTTCATTTACAGCGTGCCTTCCTCGCACGGCGGATCTCCCGGAGCGCTGATCCCCTCGCAGAACTTCTGGCTGGCACTGAGTGCAGGCGATTACGTGCAGATCATGTGGGCCGGTGAGACAGCCGACATCACCATCGCGTACCACGCCGCAGAAACCGGCAAGCCCGTGTCGCCTTCGCTGCTGCTGACCGTCAAAGAAATCGCTTCTGCTATCTGATCGTATCCGTGAGGTCAAACGCGCCCACTACAGTGCGCGCATGACTAGACAGGAAGACCCGACAGACTTGCGTCGCCAGGAGCACGACGCCGAAGCCGAAGAGGCCAAGGCGCGTGAACACCGTCGGCGCGAGGAAGACGATCTCCGCTGGTTATTGGCACACCCCCAAGGCCGCCGCATCGCAGACCGCGTGCTGAGCGAAACAGGCATTTTCCGAAGCTCCTTCAATCATTCAGGGTCAGTGATGGCTTTCAATGAAGGCAAGCGACAGATCGGCTTGTGGCTCACTGCGGAATTACTCGAAGCGTCGCCCGAGGGATATTTCAAAGTATTGAAGCAAGGCCAACGATGACCGACACCACTGCGGTGACCAGCACACCTTCCAACGACGCTGGGGACCCGAAGACTGATAGCACGACAGCGCCCGACAGCACGACCGCGAGCACACCGCCCGCAGCCGCTGCAGATCCGAAGACCGACGCCACCAAGGCTCCCGAGCCCCAGGTGCCAGAGTCCTACGAGCTGCAGATGCCAGAGGGCATCGAACTCGACAAGGCCTCGGCCGACGAGTTCACGACGATCGCCAAGGAGCTCAAGCTCGACCAGGCCGCTGCGCAAAAACTCGCTGACATTGCTGCAAAGCAAGCCCAGCGCCAAGTTGAAGCGCACACCAGACTGGTGGAGTCCTGGGTCGAGAGCGTCAAAGCCGACAAAGACATCGGCGGCGACAAACTCGAAGAGAACCTTGGCATCGCGCGCAAGGCGCTTGACGCATTCGGCACGCCTGAACTTCGGGATGTGTTGAACGCCTCGGGACTGGGCAACCACCCCGAAGTGATCAAGGCCTTCGTGAAAGCTGGCAAAGCTATCAGTGAAGACAGGTTCGTGGCCGGCTCCGCCAAAGGTGCCGACACGGACCCCGCGAAGAAAATGTTCCCCAACTTGAACTGAAAGGTAAAACCCCATGGCTACTCTCGCCGCAAACAACCCCACGCTGTTGGACGTTGCAAAACGCACCGATCCCGATGGCTCCATCGCAACCATCGTTGAGCTGCTCGCGCAGACCAACGACGTCCTGCAGGACATGACCTTCATCGAAGGTAACCTGCCCACCGGCAACAAGACCACCGTTCGCACCGGTCTGCCCACTCCCACCTGGCGCAAGCTGTACGGTGGCGTGCAGCCCACCAAGTCGACCACCGCTCAGGTGACCGATTCGTGCGGCATGCTGGAAGCCTACGCCGAGATCGACAAGGCCCTGGCCGACTTGAACGGCAACACCGCCGCCTTCCGCTTGAGCGAAGACGCTGCCCACATCGAAGGCATGAGCCAGGAGATGGCCAGCACGTTGTTCTACGGCAACGAAGGCAGCGAACCCGAAGCCTTCACCGGCTTGGCTCCTCGCTTCAACAGCAAGTCTGCATCCAACAGCACGAACATCATCGACGCTGGCGGCACTGGCTCCGACAACACATCCATCTGGCTGTGCGTGTGGGGTCCTCAGACTGGCTTCGGCATCTACCCCAAGGGCAGCCGAGCTGGCCTGCAGATGACCGACAAGGGCCAGGTCACCATCGAGAACGTCGACGGTGCCGGCGGCCGTATGGAAGGCTATCGCACGCACTACCGCCACGACATGGGTCTGACGATCCGCGACTGGCGCTATTTCGTGCGCATCCCCAACATCGACGTCTCTGACCTCGACACCGTGGCCAACACCAAGAACCTGATCAACTGGATGATCCAGGCTTCTGAGCGCATCCCTAGCTTCGGCAAGGGCCGCGCCTGCTGGTACGTCAACCGCACCATCCGCGAGAAGCTGCGCATCGGCATCTTGGAGAAGACTGCCAGCAACCTGTCCTGGGAAACCGTGGAAGGTAAGCGCGTGATGACGTTCGACGACATCCCAGTCCGTCGCACCGACGCCTTGGTGAACAACGAAGCCCGCGTGGTCTGAGTGGGGTAGGGGACTTCGGTCCCCGCCTTGCTTACTGCAAAACCCATTTGAAAGGAAATTTCCATGATTCTCGACGAACGCTCTGAATTTGCTGACGCCACCGCGCTCAGCACCGCAGCCACCGGCCTGGCCTTGGTTGGCGACGTGATCGACCTCGGCACCGACGGCATCAACGAAGTGGACGGCATCGACCTGTTCGTGACCGTTGACACAGCTATCACCTCCGCTGGCTCTGCCACCGTGGAGTTCCAGCTGGTCTCCGATGCCCAGGCAGCGATCGCTGTCGACGGCAGCGCCACCGTGCACTACAAGTCGGCCGCTGTGCCCAAGGCCACCCTGGTCGCAGGCTACACCGTGGTCAACGTGAAGTTGCCCAAAGGCCAGTACGAGCGCTACCTGGGCATCTTGCAGAACGTCGGCACTGCTGCGCTGACCGCCGGCAAGGTCAACGCAGGCATGACGCCTCTGGAGCCAAGCTGGAAGGCCTTCGCCGCTCCAGCCCAGGCCTAAGCCCGAAGAGACTGAGCGATGAAGGTTAAAGCCCTCCAAGCCGGCTTCTTCGGTGGCGCTCGCATCCGCGAGGACCAGGAGTTCGAGGTGCCTTCGGGCACCAAGGGCTCTTGGTTTGTCGCAGTCGAGGAGTTCAAGGCACCTGCCAAGGCACCCGCCAAAGCTGTGCCGAAGACTCTGTCGGAAATCGCCAAGGCCCCGGCCGCAGCATCCACCGACATCGCCTGATAAGCCATGCCAACCCGGCCCTCCGTCACGACCTTCCCCTTCGAGACCAGTCTCGATGTGGCGGTCACGACCTGGGCCGGGTTGTCTGCTGATGACGATGGCGAGCCCGTGCGGCTCGCTGTTTACTCTGACCGGTCCATCCAGGTGGCCGGCACCTTCGGCGGTGCCTCCGTCACGATTGGCGGCTCCAACGACGGCGAAACATTTCATGCCCTGACCGATGTGCAGGGCAACTTGCTTACCCTTACGACCGGCGCGCTCAAAGCAATCACTGAGCTGCCTGTCTACCTCAAACCCCGCGTGTTCGGCGGTGACGGCACCACCAATCTCAAGGTCGTCTTGTCGGGCCGCAAGTCTGTGTAAAGGTGCCTGACATGGCCGACAACATCACCGTGGCCCCCGGCTCGGTCGAAGATCCTGCCGTCGCAACGGACGAGGTCGCCGGTCGGCACTACCAGATCGTCAAGCTCGCGCACGGCGCAGATGGCCAGGCCACTCTGGCCGCAGAAGGCGCTGGTCTTCCCGTCGTCCCGGCCAACATCACGGGCAAGTTCCGCGAGTCGTTTGAGACATTCACGCCGGGCGTCAACTGGAACCTGACCACTGGCAGCGGCGACATTGTGCAGCTCGATGGCAACGCAGCATCTGCTTCGTACTTGGTCATCAGCAAAGACCCTCTGACTGCGGACAGCGTTACCACGCTGGAGACAATCGGCACATACGACTTCCCTTGCGAAACGGCTGTTGGCCTGCACATGTCCCAGCGCGTTATCGGCCAAGAGCTGGCAATGGAGCTGGTCAGCACCGAAACGCCTTTGACTCCTCGCGCTGAGTTGACTATCGCCAGTATTCAACAGGCGACAACTACGCTGACAATTACCACATCGACGCCGCACGGACTGGTGCCGGGTGCGCGTATCGGCATCTATGGTGTAACCAGTGACAGCCGCCTCAACTACGCATCGCTGGTTGTTGCGTTCATCAACAGCGGGACGGCTTTTGCTTGCACCACTCAAGTGAGCGGAACAATCCCATCCCTGACTGTTGGCCCATACACAAACCAAGGCAAAGTCTATTTTCGCTCTGCGATGGGATATGCCCCAAACGGCGTATCGGAAATATTTGAAAACACATCTACAACCAACGCCTCGGCATATGTGCGTGGTGCTGGCGGTGATGTGCTTCCGTCAGGAACCGTTGCAACTAGCCATGCGATAGGCATTGCCTCAACTGTCAGTGCCCAGTCTGCGGTTGCGGCCTACACATACGCATTTTGGCCTTCAAGCGAATTCCGGTTCATTGCTCAAGCTGACCGAGTGCAATGGCAAGACGTAGCAATTGATTCAACCGGAGCGCCAACGGTTCGCTTGTTAAAGACGCAGGTCGTGCCGGACTCAACAAAGCAGTACAAGCTGCGGTTCCGCTTTACGAACAACGCAGGCTTGACGGTTCCGAATGCAAAGATCGTGTCGGCGGTGAAAGCTGGCTCTGCTGTAGCGACAATTACTACGGCAGCAGCGCATGGGTTGACCACGGGTGATTTTATTGTCATCTACGGTATTCGTGACCAGTCTAATTTTGTTAACGCAACAACTGGCACAATTCAAGTTGCTTCTGTCATTAGTTCAACGCAATTCACCGCGTCATTTAGTGCCTCTGCAACAGCCACGAGCTACGGCGGCATGGTGGCTCGCGTACAGGGCGCAAACGTCCCCGGCGCATTTACCACCACAGTGGCTCAGTCTGCTGAGATTATTTCCAATGGCTACGGCCCTGAGCTGCGCCTGATCGGTAATGTCAGCTGGACTTGGTCCATCGGCGATTATGTAAACGTCTACGGTGTGCGCGACAACGCAACTGGCGCTGATCTTGCTGTTGATGGTTCGTACAAAGTTGTTGAAGCCAACACTACAACCCTTCGCTTGCAACCAATCGGCAGCACAACCCTGCCGGGGTCTTTGGCGTTAACCAACTGCGGCGGCACAGTCATCAAAAGGACCGATGCACGTATCTCGTTTGTCCGCATCTTTGACTATGTGCGTGAGCGAGTGGAGGTGCAAAATACAGGAGCCGCCGCCGCTGCCGTTCCGGTAAACGTGCTTGGTGGCTCTGTCGGTGTATCTGGCGGCGTAGTCCCGCAATCGCAAAATATCTACGCACTACAGTCAAGCACCAACTTGGCGGCAAACGCAGTCTTCACAGGCACAGCACAAAACATTGCGCAGAGCACCACAAGTAACATTGTGTTGAACGCACAGCTCGTCATTGGCGTAAACCATACCGCTGGTTTGACGCCCGGTCAGTTGTATCTTGACCTTGGCACTGAGACCACTTCCACAGCACCTACTGTGTGGTATCACGCTTTGGCTGTAGCAATCCCATCAAACGCCCACTGGCAACAGTTTTCTGTGCCAATCTCGACGCGCTACTACCGCTTGCGTTTTGTAAATGGCCCAACAGCGCAGACCAACTTCCGCTTGTCGTCATTCCTGACGTACAACGGCGGCGCGTTGTCGAACCCGTACTCTTACCCAGTCAACATTCAGTACCAACTGTCTTCAACGGCATTGGCGGCAAACGCCACGTTTACTAGTGTGACGCTGGACTATGGCGACACGATGAACATCTACCAGACCATTACGGCTCTGGCGTTCTCTGACCAGCCAAGCGCAACCAACGGCTTCAAAATCCAGATTAGCCGAGACGGTACGGTTTTTCGTGATGCTGTACTTGCCTCTACGACCGCCAACGTCTTGTCGGTCATTACAGTTCACCTGTCCTACCGCTACGCTCGTATTGTCTTTATAAACGGCGCGAATGCCCAAGGCTCTTTCAACCTCGACGCTCATGTGGATGCAGGCTAATGGAAAACTTTGACCAAAACATCGCGCACATCTCCTGCAACAATTGCGGCAAGCAGTGGCAGGTTCTGAACGAGGATGGCACGGACTGGGACGAGCAGGCGACCGCCGAGCAGTACCAAGCCGAACCACATGACTGCGTCTCAACGCGCACGTTGGTCAAGGAGGCCGAGTAATGCTGCTGCTCTTCTGGTCGAAAGCCAACGCACGCGCCCGGGCGGCCAGGCAGTGGATCGTGACCTACCGCCGCCGGATGCGCCGCTGAGTGTCCGTGTACTGAGACCCCGCTCCTACACTGACGGCCAGGAGAATCCCCATGGCCTCAGTCGTCCAGATCTGCAACATGGCCTTGAGCCATATCGGCTCCGAGGCCCGCGTCTCGAGCATCAGCCCGCCTGACGGCAGCGTCGAGGCAGGCTACTGCGCCGACTTCTACGACATGGCGCGCACCGAACTTCTCGAGCCCGGCAACTGGGCCTTCGCGCTCAACCGGGTCCTGCTCGCGCAAACCACCAACCTGAGCAACGCCTGGGCCTACGCCTACGTCAAGCCCTCCGACTGCCAGCGCCCCCTGCGGGTTTTGCGCCCCAACGTCACCGTGACCGTGTTCACGCAGGACATTGTCTCCGCGCACACCGACGATCGTGACAGCGCTGCCTTCGACGTAGAAGGCGATGTCGTCTTTACCAACGAGCCCGACGCGGTCCTGGTGTACACCCGCGACGTAAGCGACACCAACAAGTTCACGCCCAGTTTCACCAGCGCCCTGAGCTTCTTGCTGGCCGCCTACCTGGCCGGTCCGGTGATCAAAGGCAACGAAGGCGCGCGAGTGGGCGACGCGATGCGTCAGCGCGCATTCAACGCCGCCGAGTTGTCGGCTGCTGCCAGCGCCAACGCCTCGAGCGCCGAGACCACCCCCCAGTCGACGATCGTCGCCATCCGCGCATGAGCACCAAGCACCTGCTCCGATCGTTCGCCGGGGGCGAGATCACGCCCGAACTGGCTGGCCGCCTCGACCTGGTGAAGTACCAGACCGGCCTGTCCCTGTGCCGCAACTTCATCACGTTGCCCCACGGCCCCGCCGTGCGCCGCACCGGCTTTGAGTTTGTCAACGAAGCCAAGGACAGCACCAAGCAGGTGCGCCTGGTCCCCTTCGTGTTCAGCTCAACGCAAACCGCAGTGCTCGAGTTTGGCCACCTCTACATCCGCGTGCACATCGACGGCGGCACGCTGCTCGAGGACACCGTCGCCATCAGCTCGATCGCAGGCTCCACGGTCAACACGACCGCAGCCCACGGCTACACCACCGGCGACTGGGTTTTCATCGGCACCCGCTACCACAAGGTGACGGTGGTCGACGCCGACACGTTCACGACCAAAGACCTGTGGGGTGCCAACACGACGGCGTCCGGTGCCACCACGGCCCGCGTTTTTACCCTGACCAGTCCCTACGACGAGGCCGACCTGTTCGACCTGCACTACGCGCAGTCCGCCGACATCATCACGATCGCGCACCCGGCCTACGCCACGCGCGAGCTCGCGCGCGTCAGTGAGGTTTCTTGGACGCTATCGACTGTCTCCTTTGCGCCGTCGTCGGCTGCGCCTACCGGCGTGACTGCCACGCCCACCGTGGCCGTCAGCACCAACCTGACCATCGCCAAGTACGTGGTCACGGCGGTGCAGGCTGACGGCGTCACCGAGTCGCTGGCCAGCGCCGTCGCCAGCGCCAACAACAACCTGACCCTGGCGGGCAATTTCAACACCATCACCTGGTCGCCCGTGGATGGCTGCAGCCGTTACAACATTTACAAGCTGCGAGGCGGCATCTTCGGCTACATCGGCCAGGTGCAGCCCCAGACCGGCGTGACCAAGACGATCTCCAACATCCAGAGCACGGACCTGGTTTACCGGACAAACAGGTACAACAAGGTCGAGGTCACCACTTCTGCCGCGCACGGCTTCACGACAGGTCAGTTGATCTTCATCACAGGCGTCGGGGTCAACATATTCAACGGCGTGTGGCAGATCACTGTTACAAGCACGACCAAGTTCACTTTCAACTACAAGCACACCGGGCCGAAGTCTTCGTCGACCGGCACGGCCTCCGTTCCTTCGCTGTCGCTGACCGACGACAACGTGATCGCAGACACCACGCAGTCGCCGCCCGAGGACATCATCGCGCTGAACTCGGGCGAGGGTGACTACCCGTCGGCCACCGTCTACCACGAGCAGCGCCGCTGGTTCGCCGGCACGGACGACAAACCCCAGGTGATGTGGGCCACCCGCACGGGCACCAGCACAAACCTAACGAGCTCCGTCCCCACGCGCGACGCCGACGCGATGGAGCTCAACGTCGCCTCGAGCCAATACAACCAGATTCGCCACCTGGTCGCGTTGGCCGACCTGATCGCTTTGACCGCTGGCGGCGAGTTTCGCCTCTACGCCGACGGCGCGCCTGCCATCACCCCGACCTCGCTGTCGATCAAGCCCCAGGGTTACGCCGGCGCGAGCAACGTGCAGCCAGTGGTGACCACAGGCTCTGTGCTCTACGTGCAGGCCCAGGGCTCGCGCATCCGCGAGCTGAGCTACAGCTGGGAGGCCAACAGCTACCGCACCGTGGACGCCGCGATCATGGCCCCGCACCGGTTCAACGGCTACAGCGTGCGCGACCTGGCCTACAGTCGCGCGCCCGAGTCCATCCTCTGGGCCGTGCGCGATGACGGCACGATCCTGGGCATGACCTACGTTCCTGACCAGCAGGTCTATGGTTGGCACGCGCACGACACCGACGGCGCGTTCGAGTCGGCGACCGTCGTCTCTGAAGGCAACGAGGACGTGCTCTACGTGGTGGTCAAGCGCACGGTCAACTCGCGTCAAGTCCGCTACATCGAGCGCTTGCGCACCCGGCTGCTGGTCAACCAGGCCGATGCGTTCTTCGTCGACGCCGGCTTGTCGTACAGCGGCACGCCCATCAGCTCGCTGAGCGGGCTGTGGCACCTCGAGGGTAAGGAGGTCGACGCCCTGGCAGACGGCGCGGTGGTGCCACGCCAGACCGTGACCGGTGGCGCGATCACTTTGCCCAACGCCGCCAGCAAGGTGAGCGTCGGCCTGCCGATCACGGCGGATCTGCGCACGCTGCCCCTGGCGATCGAGGGTGCCCAGGCCGCAGGGCAGGGCACGATGAAGAACGTCAACAAGGTGCACCTGCGCGTGAGCCAGTCCAGCATCGTGAAGGCTGGCCCGTCGTTCGACCGCCTGCGCGAGTACCCTGCGCGCGCGATCACCGACCCCTACGGCTCCCCGCCCGCGCTGCGCGACGGCGAGCTCTCGCTCAGCGTGGACCCCAGCTGGAACTCCGACGCCGCGATCTGCGTGCGCCAGGATCTGCCGCTGCCGCTGAACGTGCTGTCGATGGTGCTCGAAGTCCAAACCGGTGGCTGATGTCCTGATCCGGCCCACCCAGCCGGGTGACGCTGCCGAGCTGGCCGCCAACCTGCGCCCCTCCGACCTGGCCGAGTGCCGTGCCTACGGGCGACCAGACATCGCTGCGGGCATCATCTCGAGCGCCAACCGCTCGATGCTGTGCTGGACAGGCCTGGTCGACGGCGAGCTGGCCGCCATCATTGGTGTGGCCCCGATCAGCGTGATGTCGGGCATCGGCTCGCCCTGGATGCTCGGCACCCCCGTGCTCGACCGGCACTCCCGTGTCCTTGTCCGCAGGACGCCCGAGTACATTGCCAAAATGCTAAACGCCTTCCCGCACCTGGTGAACTTCGTACACGCGAAGAACACCACGAGCGTGCGGTGGTTGCGTCGCCTGGGTTTCACGCTGCACGCCGCCCAACCCTACGGCGCACTGGGCGAGCCGTTCCACCCGTTTGAAATGCGAGCCTAATCATGTGTGAACCAGTAACACTCGCCGCCCTGGCCACCGCTGCCACGACGGCAGGGTCCATCGGCGCGGGGGCCACCGTGGCTGGCGTTGCCGGGGCAACCGCGACGACAGCGGGTCTCAGCGCGATGCAAGCACTGGCCCTGGGCGCAAGCGTCGGCGGCACCGTGCTGTCGGCCGGCTCCATGTACCAGCAAAGCCAGGTCGCCAAGCAGACCGCCAAGAACAACGCGCAAATGGCCGATGTCGCTGCGCAGGACGCACAGCGCCGGGGCGAGGAAGAGGCCACCGCGATCCAGCGCAAGGGTGCCGCCCTGAAGTCGTCACAGCGCGTGAGCCTGGCCAGCAAGGGCCTGGACATCGGCTACGGCACTGCCGCCGACCTGCAAGACCAGACCGATTTTTTCACCCAGTCCGACGTCGCCACCACCCGCACCAACGCGCGCCGTGAAGCCTGGAGCATCCAGGCCCGTGGCCAGCAGGCCCTCGCGCAGGGCAAGGCCGATGCGCTCAACAGCATGTACGGCGCTGCCGGGTCGCTGCTGGGCGGTGCGGGCCAGGTGTCCGACAAGTGGTACACATACACAAAGGGGCGCTAAATGGCGACCGTTCCTGTCTACGGCGATCGCCAAGTCCGCACCGAGGCGCTGCGCCCGGTTCTCCAACAAGCACCCGACGTCAGCTCGGGTGCCCGCGCTTTGGCACAAGGCCTGGGCCAGGTGGCCGAGGTCGCCGACCGCATGGACCTGCGCGACGCGCAGGCCAAGGCCAGCGACACCGAGGCTAAGATCACCAGCGACTGGTTGAAGTGGGACAGCGAAAACCGCAACAAATACCGAGGGGCCAACGCCGACGGATACGCGCCCGCCGCTGAAGAGTGGTGGAAGAGCGCAGCGGAAACCGCAGGCAAAGAGCTCACGCCTCGCGCCAAAGCGATCGCATCGCGCAGCCTGGTGGCCAAGCAAACGCAAGCCCTGGGCAACGTGCAGACGTTCAGCATGGCCGAGAAAGAGCGCCACGCCGACGAGACCTACAGCGCCGACGTGGCCACCACGATCCAGTTCGGCGTGACCTCGGGCGACGTCGCAAGCACGGCCACGCAGATCCGCGAGAAGGCCGCCGTGCTGGGCGCGCGCAAGGGCTGGACCACCGAGCAAGTGCAGGCCGAGGCAGG